TTCCGCGCCGCCGGTGGCAAGTGGTCGACCTTCATCATCTGGGCCAAGAACACCTTCACACTGGGACGCGCCGACTATCAGCGCCAGTACGAGCCGATCCTCTACGGATGGCCCGAGGGGGCGACACGCCACTGGTGTGGTGACCGCGACCAGGGGGATGTCTGGAACATCAAGAAGCCGCAGAAGAACGACTTGCACCCGACGATGAAGCCGGTGGAGTTGGTCGAGCGCGCGATCCGCAATTCGAGCCGCCCTGGCAACGTGGTGCTCGATCCCTTCGGTGGCTCTGGCACGACGCTGATCGCAGCGGAAAAGTCAGGGCGCGTTGCGCGGCTGATCGAACTCGATCCGAAGTACGTGGATGTGATCGTGCGCCGGTGGGAAGAGTTCACCGGGAAGCAGGCCACCCGCGAGGCGGATGGCGCGTTGCTTGATCAGGCGACCAGCGATTCCTCGACGATCTCGCAGTGAATCACAAAGCCCGTCAGGTATGGCAGGCCGCGCGGGATGCCGTATTGCTTGCTGGTTTGGCGGCCAATCGTCCAGCCCATCCAGCGCCCCGTGGCTGCGTTGATCGCGTCCGCCAGGGCCTTGCCCTCGTAAAGCCCGTTCTGGACGTCGTCGGCAAAGTGGCGACCGTGGCGGCTGTCAAGGAAGGCCCGCACCGATTCGAGCGGCTGGCTGGTGGCGCCCGAGATGGCGGTCATCGCCAGGGGCCAGGCGGCTTCGGCGTGCTCGCCCAGGGTGCCAAAGAACCCGAAGTCGGTGATGGTCGGGGCGGGAATCTGGGTGGTGGTGTTCATCTTGGGCTCCTGGTGGTTGATCGTTGCGACACCCGTAGTAACGCGCTTNGGGCGATGGAAGCCAAGCGCCTGTTCGATCTTTTTGCGCTTGGCTCGGGATTCCTTATTCCATCGTGTCGGCGCGAACCAGTTCCGCCTGGGCGCTGGCGATCAGGTCCAGGCGCACGTTGTTGGGCACGTAGGTGGCCAGATGGCCCAGCGTCCAGTTGAGGACGTTAGCCTTGTCTTTGAGCGACTCTGCTTCGTCGTAGCGGGCGATGTAGCGGTCGAGTTCTTCCAGGGCGCGCTGCATCGTGGCGCGGGCGTTGGCAAGCGCATCCCGGCCACTGGTTTCGGCGTAGTGGGCTTGAAATTCGCGGGGGGTGTTCATGATGTTCTCTTTTCCCGGTTGATCGTTGCGACACCTGTATGAACGCGCTTTGGGCCACTGAAGCCAAGCGATTCATAGATCATTTTTCGATCACCGGTCGGCCAGTCTGTCGAGGATGCGCAAGGCGGCGGGATCGCCCGCCAGCGCCCGGCGTAGGGTGCGGATGGCCTGCTCCCGCGATACCTCCGGACGCCGGTTGTCGATCAGCCAGCCAATCGCGCCAGCCTGGTCGTCATCAGTGGCAGGTGCAGGCGTGGACGTTGTTTCGGCAACGCCAACGTAGCGCCCGTAGCGGCTGCCCGAGGGATCGACAAACACGGTTGTGCGCCCTGGCGCGCTGACAGCCACCACGCGCCGGCGTCCTGCCGTGTGACCGCCGAGTCCAGCCAGCCAGTCCCGATCCTGCAGCAGCGTGTTGGCGAAGGCGTCGTATTCAGCCTCGGTCAGTTCCTTGTGCAACTCGATCTCGATGGGCTCGAGCGGTGCACTGGGGTCGGCGTTGTGCAGCACTTCGTCCAAGCTGTAGGGCTTGCGGGCAAAGCGGGCACGGATCGGTGTGTGGTTGGCGGTGGTCATGGTGGCGTCCTTTCGGTGGATGTGGGTGACAACAGCATTCACGCGCTGGTTGCCAGGGAAGCCAAGCTCAATCTGCATCGTGCTGGGCATCAAGGGCTTCAATCGCCAGCACTAGTGTAGTGTTTCACGCTATTTGAAACATATGAAAACCAATATCCATGCGGGTTTCAAGCTGATTTCAAGTTCCATCAAGAACGCAGCACTACACTAGATCAGCGATGCGGTCGGCCTCGAAACCCAAAGCCCCGGTGGCGCAGCAGGTGCTCGATGCTCGGATGCTTCATCCGGGCGATCTCCCGGCAGGCCTCCAGCAACGCTGGCAACAGGTCTGCCGGGATCGGGGCGTTGGGCTGCGTGCTCACGCGGTGGCTTCCTCGGCGATGCGGTAGAGGCGCTGTCCTGCGCCCGGCGTGCCGGCGGGGCCTTCGATTTTCTCGGAGACGATATTCAGGCCCAATTTCTTCTTGAGTGCGCCGGCAAAGGTCCCCCTGATCGTGTGGTGTTGCCACCCCGTCGCCTCACTGATCTGCGCGATGGTGGCGCCCTCGGGGCGTTTCAACATCTCGATCACCAGCGCCTGCTTGCTGTTGCCCGGGCCGCGCTTCGGGGCGGTATCGGGCTGTTCCTGTTGCCAGCTGGCCTCTGCGGCTGCGACCGCTGCTTCCAGTTCCGGATCGTCGGCCGGGAGCGGTGTGGGTGACGTGGCGGCGCCCTTTACCGCAGGCAGCACATCCTCCGGTTGGGCTTCGCCCTTGATGATCGCGATGGCGGCACCCGTGATGCGCCACTGGCCATCCATCTGCTCGATCAGCCCGCGCTGCGCGAGGCTGGCGATCATCTTGAGCTTGGCGCCGCCCTTGAGCTCGAGCAGTGGCTCGATCAGGCCATTGGCATCGCAATGGGCGCGGGTGATGAGGTCCAGTTGGCGTTCGGTGATGGGGGTGGTTTGTGCGGACATGGTCGTGCTCCTTGTGGGTGATGAAGGTCAGGCGGCTTGCTGCTGGGTCGGTTGATCAGTGGCCTTGCTGGTGGCGTTTTGGCCTGCGGCCAGACCGGCTTGGTAGGCCGCCATCAAGGCGCTTTTGACACCCCAGACGCTGACGTCGTGGAAATCCAGGCTGTCGCTGCTTCGTGTGGCCAGGGTCTCGATGAAGAGGTGGTCCAGGGCGATCTGGGCGAGCAGCTGGTCGAGTTGCTGCGCGGCTTTGGTGGCGGTCTTGTTGGCGGTTTTGCGCATCGTGGTTCTCCTTGGCGTGTGTTGTTGCGGTGTCTGTATGAACGCGCTGTTCAAGCGGTAAGCCAAGCGCCGGTTCGATCTTTCTGCGTCTGTCTGGCCGATTTGCTCAGGCGGCGATGCGGCGCTTGGCCAGATCAATCTCGGCGGGCAGCCACAGCGTGGCGATTTCTTCCTCCAGAGCCTGCTGGCGACGCGTGGCGATCTGCTGCAGGGCATCGATCTGCGCGAACAGGGCGAGGAGCTCGTCTCGCTGGTGAAGTATGGGAGTGCCCACTTCGGGCAGTTGCTCGATCCAACTCAGGCGGGTGGTGTGGCGGTTAGCGTTCATGGCGTTCTCCGTGGGGTGTTGATGACATCTGTATGAACGCGCTGTCGCCGATTGAAGCCAAGCGTTCGGTCCATCTATTTCGCATCGGAGTAGCTTGTGTTCGACACTGCTGAATCGGCTGTTGAATCGGCCTGGAAACGGGGTCTGGCCCCCGACCCCATCCTCACCGTCGATGACTGGGCCAACCGGCACCGGATGCTCTCGTCGGTGGCCTCCGCTGAGCCTGGGCGCTGGTCAACCAGCCGCACGCCGTATCTCAAGGCGGTGATGGAAACCCTGTCGGCGACCTCGCGCGTAGAGCGTGTGGTACTGATGGCCGGGGCACAAATCGGCAAAACTGAAGCGGGATTGAACTGGCTGGGTTACGTGATTCACCACGCCCCGGGTCCGATGCTGCTGGTGCAGCCCACCGTCGAAGGCGCCAAGCGTGTATCCAAACAACGGGTGGATGCCCTGATCGAAGCCAGTGCCGAGCTCGCCAGTCGCGTCAAAGATCCACGGTCACGCGACTCGGGCAACACCCAGCTGATGAAGGAATTCCCCGGTGGCGTGCTGATCATGACCGGCGCCAACAGTGCCGTGGGCCTGCGCTCGATGCCGGTGCGTTACCTATTTCTCGATGAGGTGGATGGCTATCCGGGCGACGCCGATGGCGAAGGCGATCCGGTGGCGCTGGCCGTGCAGCGGGCGGCCACCTTCGTCAATCGCAAGGTCTATCTGTGCTCAACCCCGACGCTAAAAGGCTACTCGCGGATCGAGGCGGCCTATCTGGAGTCGGACCAGCGAGTCTTCGAGGTGCCCTGCGATCACTGCGGGGCGCACAGCCAGATTCACTGGCGCGACATCAAGTGGCCGACCGGCAAGATGGCGGACGCCGCCTGGCACTGCCCAGCCTGCGATGGCAGCCATCCCGAGTACCGCAAGCCGGCACTGCTGGCCAACGGTCGCTGGACATCACAAGCCGAGGGTGATGGCAAGACGGTGGGCTTCCACCTGTCGAGCCTTTATTCGCCGTGGCTCACCTGGGGCGAGATCGCCCAGGAACACCACGCCGCCAAGGACGATCCGGTCAGATTGAAGGTGTGGGTGAACACCAAACTGGCCGAGACCTGGGAAGACCGGGAGGGTGAGACCTTGGATGCTGAAGGCTTGATGGAACGCCGCGAAGCCTACGGGCCTGCGATCCCGGCTGAGGTGGCACTGCTCACCTGCGGCATCGACGTGCAGGACGACCGGCTCGAGCTCGAAGTGGTCGGCTGGGGCCGGGATGAAGAATCCTGGTCGGTGGACTACAAGGTGCTCTGGGGTGACCCATCCGCGCCAGACACCTGGTCGCAACTGGATGCCTATCTGTCCAACCGCTTCGAGCACGAGACCCTGGCCAACGGCCTGACCATTGAAGCGGCCTGTCTCGATACCGGTGGTCACCACACCCTGGCGGCCTACGCCTTTTGCAAGGGCCGGGAGCGTAAGCGCATCTGGGCGATCAAGGGGGGCTCAGGCAAACGCCCGATCTGGCCCAAGCGTCCGAGCAAGGCGAACAAGGGCAAGGTCAATCTGTTCACCGTCGGCGTCGATGCGGCCAAGGAGGCGATCTATGCCCGCCTGAAGAAGTCCGAGGCTGGTGCTGGCGCGATGCATTTCCCGCTGGACCGGGATGCGCAGTATTTCGAGCAGCTCACCGCCGAGCGCATTCGGACCCGGTATGTGAAGGGTTTCCCGCAGCGCTTCTGGTGGAAACCGGATGGCCGACGCAATGAGGCGCTGGACTGTCGAGTGTACGCCTACGCCGCGCTGCACGGCCTGCTGTCGATGGGGCTGAACCTGAACAAGCGGGTCGAGGTCCTGCCGCCGGTGCCCGTCAATCGCAAGGCTGCCAGCAACGCCACACCCGTGACTGTGCCCATGACCGCCAGCCCGCGCCGTCGGCGTATGGCCATTTCNTCCAACTACCTCTGATACCGCCAGCCTCCCGCTGGCCGGGAGTGCTGTCCATGACCCTCGAACAACTCAAGGCCCAGCGGGAAGCCCTGCAGGCCGCGCGCTTCAATGGCGTGCTCACCGTGAAGGCCGGCGACAAGTGGGTGACCTACAAGTCGGACGCCGAACTGCAGTCGGCCCTGGGAGACCTGGATCGTGAGATCGCCAAGGCAGAAGGCCGCCCGCGCGCCCGGCGCATCCGCGCTTACGCCGGGAAGGGGTTGTGATGGGGATGCTCAAGAACCTGCGCCGCAAGGTCGGTGCCATGGTGGGCGGCTTCGAGGGCGGACTGTCCGCGCGACGCCTCAAAACCTTCGCTGCCAGCCGTGCTCACGTCAACACACTGATCCAGTCGGCTGGCGCCGACATGACCGCGCGTGCCCGCTACCTGATCCGCAACAACGGCTACGCCGCCAACGCGGTCGAGTCTTGGGCGGGCAATGCAGTGGGCACCGGCATCAAGCCCTCCTCGGGCATTGTCGATGCAGTGCTCAAGGACCGGGTGCAACGGCTGTGGCTGCGCTGGACCGATGAATCCGATGCCGAGGGGCTGACGGATTTCTACGGCCAGCAGCGTCGGGCCGCCCGGGAGCTGTTCATCGCCGGGGAGGTGTTTTTTCGGATTCGACCGCGTCGGCCCGAAGATGGGCTGTCCGTGCCGCTGCAGTTGCAGATGCTCCCGGCCGAGATGCTGCCCTTGAACCACAACCAGTTGCTGGAGAACGGTCATCGCATCCGTCAGGGCATTGAGTTCGACCGGATCGGTCTGCGCGTGGCCTACCACTTCCTGCGCCGCCACCCGGGCGACATCACCGATCCGGGGCTGGCCGGGGAGACGGTACGGGTACCCGCCGAGTCGGTACTGCACATCGTCGATCCGGTGGACGCCGGGCAACTCCGAGGGGTGTCGCGCTTCTCGCCGGCGCTGGTGAAGCTGTTCTTGCTCGATCAGTACGACGACGCCGAGCTCGACCGCAAGAAGGTGGCCGCGATGTTCGTCGGCTTCGTGCGCCGGCCCGAGCGCGACTTCGACAACGGTGGCGAGACCGATGACCGGGGCGAACCGCTGCTGCCGCTCGAACCTGGCCAGCTGCAGATCCTGGACGACGGCGAGGACATCACTTTCTCAACCCCCGCCGATGTGGGTGGCAACTACGAGTCCTTCCAGTACCGCACCCTGCTGCAAGTGGCCGCCGCCCTCGGCTTGCCCTACGCGAACCTCTCGGCCGATATGTTGAAGGCCAACTACTCGAACACCCGGGCAGCACTGTTGGAGTTTCGCCGGCGCATTGAAGCCTTCCAGCATTCGGTGCTGGTGTTTCAGCTGTGCCGGGCGGTGTGGGCGCGCTGGATGGACACGGCGGTGCTCTCGGGGGCG